AGTCTTTGATGTTTGTATAAACATTGCAGACTTTAATTTTCTTAGGAACGTATTTTTGCATTTTCTTAAAAAACCATTTATTGGAGTTGCAATTATAAGTGAAAAGAGTTTTGATGTTTTGCTCCTTAGCAATTACAATTGCTTCTTTAAAAAGTTTTGATCCAAGACCAAGGCCACGAATATTGGGTCTTGAAAAGAATTGAACGGATGCAGCTTTTGATCGTTTGCCATTGAATTTTCCAATGGTAATCAAAGCCCAAGCAAGAACATGGTCGGTACCGGATTCTTTGATGACATAGGTTACATGATCAATATAATCATCAAAGAAAAAATCAGAATTATAGGGTTGTTTGATTTTTGTCCAGTCCTGATTTTTAGCTTGAGCTTGGGCAAGCCATGTACAATATTTCCAAGTCCCAACATTAATACCTCCGCTCGGCCTATGAAGCCGGACAATCTGGTTATAAATTTTGGTCCTCGGAAATTCTACCGAGTTAAGAAACTCAAATTCAATTTCCTTTGGTTGTTTCCTCATAATACGTATTATAATAACCCAGAAAGCTCAAAATGTAAATAATTATTTTTTTGACATTTCTAGGATCGTCCTGGTGGGCGGTTTAAAGTAAGTCCTGATAAATTATATAGGTTTTTACTCGATCCGCCATCCTAGACCATCCTAGAAGCAATCTCGAAAATAATACAGGTTACACCAACTTCTGATGTAACCTGTACAAACCTAATTAATTGTGACAATTTTGCTTATTTCTTACCTGCAATACCATGCCATGTTATTACAAATGCCGCCAAGTAAAGAACACCTAACAATATAAACAAAGCCATACTACCAAAGTTGCTTAGCATAAAATAACCCAAGTTATTACCTGCTAATCCTGCCCAAGCCCAAGCTGATAAACAGAAACCATGGATAACTGATACGTTTTTCATTCCAAATTTATCAGATAACAATGAAGGCAATGTTGAGAATCCACCACCATAACCAAGATTGCAAAGAATCAAAGCAATGAATAAGGTCCCGACTGCAAATAAAGCTGGGTTAATACAGAATAGTAAGCAAGAAATACCAGAGCTTAAGAAAATAATTTCATATACCGTTGCTCGATTTTTCAAAGCATCAGATAAAGTTGAATATCCAAATCGCCCAACAGCATTAAAGAGTGCAGTCATAGCTGCAATTAAAGCAATACCATCTACTACACCAACCGAATGGAGCAGTGTTTTCTCCTGTGAAATTAATGCAAGCCCACATGTGATATTGATAAAGAATACTGTCCAAATTGCAATGTATGTAGGATTAAGAATAACTTTGAAAGATTTTTTAAGGTTAAAGTGCTCACCTTTGAAAGCACTTGCCCAGTCTGGTTTCTTAATTAACAGAGCACTGATAAGCATTACAAAGGCGTAGATACCACCTAAGATATAAAACAAGTATTGAATAGGATACGCAACAATAAGGTATTCAATAGCAGGACTTGCTAATACCTTTGCTAATCCGAAGCCAGTAATAGCAATCCCGGTTGCTAAACCTTTATTCTCCTTAAACCAAAGTAGAAGAGTCTTAACAGGAGTAAGATAACCAATACCTAAGCCAATACCCATGATAACACCATATGATAGGCATACACCAGTTAATGATTGGCATTGAATAGCAATACCAGTTCCTACCATTCCTGCCGTAAAGAACAAAGTCGATACAAACGCTGATAATTTAACATTTCTCTCTACAAGGTTTCCACAAAATGCTGCAGACATACCAAGGAAAAAGATTGCTAGCGAAAATGCTAATTCAATAGAACTAACCGATTGCCCGATTGCTTGTGCTATGTTAGCCTTGAATAAGGACCAACAATATACAAATCCGATCGAGCAATGAAGCATCAATGCAGGGATTGCTCCAGATAACCATTTGTTATTTAGAAAAGCCATAGGGTTAAACCTTAGATTTTTTGTAATCAGTTCAAAGTTTCAAAGCACCGTCGAATTATTGCTGTAACTTGATTAGGCCTGAACTTGCTTAGGATGATCAAGAAAGCATGAACCTTTTCATTAGTTGCTCCTGTGAACTTGGATACATCATATTCGAAATGCAATGTCTCATAATTCCTTACTCGGTTTCGATTCACCCAATCAAATACAATGTAACGATCGTCGAAGCCTAAGAAGTTGAATAGGCGGAACCTTGGAGAGAGAGAGTTCTCATACTTCTTACAAAGCAAGTCCATACCTCCGTATTCTTTCAAAATAGGCAAGTCCTCTGGATCAATGTCTCGAATCCTAGGTGAGATTTCAAAGCCATGCTTAGGATCAACCGGTGATGTCCCTTTATCATAGTCATAAGGCATGGCATTGACAAGCAAACCAAAGTTACAATTGCTTGTCATATCTAACAATTTAACGATAGCTCGAAACAAAGGTATGCCGGTCTTACAAATGCCAATTAGGATAATCTGATGATAGTCTTCACAATATGGTTCGATAATCTTTGCAAGCTCTTCTTCGTAATGCAAGATATCATGCCATTGCATCGACCCATGAATTGATAGAACATCTGCATCAGCTTCTAATCCTGGATTCACAAATGAATCTGTATCAGAGTCACGTAAGTTCACAACTAACTTAGTAGTGACCCTATTAGGAACCTTATAAAAATGTGGTGTTAGAGGAAAAATTGGTTGCATATGAAGAAGAATGAAAATACCCGGATATATCAAATTAAGACATATCCGGGTATCAACTAATTAAGTAAGTTTGCCGCCTTACTTAATTTCAATAGTTTCTGAGTTATCAACAGGTTCTTTCATTTTAACCCGAAGTGTGAGAACACCATTGTTAATACGGCATTCAGGAACTTCAGAATGTTGTAAACCTTTGATCATCCAGGAAATCTTACCAGACTTGCCACTAAGGCCGTTATGGACAACATTACGAGTAATAGCTGTACCATCGTCCAGTGTAGTTTTACCAGATGCAATTTTTGTCTCAGGAGTTTCAAAGGAAACAGAAAGAACATTTTCTTTCTTCGAAACCTTAATATTTTCTTTAGCATAACCTGCACAGGCAATGTTAAAGACATGATATAGTTCCGGTTCCTTATCCGCTTTTTCAACTGTTTCAACGTAGTAGCAATATGGAAGAAACGAATCGTACATATCCATAGCTAGGAACGTTCTATCGTTGCCGAACCCTGACTTATTTGGATAAATCAAGCCAGTAGTGCAGCAGGTTCCGTCTCCGAAGAAGTCTCGCATAAAACTTGAGAGCTCTTTAGAGAGTTTAAAATCTCCGAATGGAGACGTTTTTGTAATCATTTGATCAATCATTTTATTTGTGTTTGTTTTCTTGGTATACCTACACACCCGAACTTCGCTGTGCTTGAGCACACCAAAAGAAAGTCAAAAGTAATTATAGATCGTCCTCTTCCTCGTTTTGTTCATTCCATATTTCATCAATGGCTTTGAACAAGTTATCAATAGAAAACGATTCGATATCTAAAAATTTACGACGTTCAATATAAGAACCCGTTGGTGTTAGATAATCATTAACTTCTGGGAACCGATAAGCAACCAAGATTTGATTACCTTGCTTACTATCACTTTCCATAGCAATGATATATTGGTCTTCTAAAGACGTGTCATATTTGTCTTTAGCGATAACCCGAATATCAGCATAGCCAAATCGCTCTACTGAATAATCAAGATTTTCGTGTGGATCAAGCTTACGCACAAAGGAAAGAACTTCTTCACAGGTCTTACTTTCTGGTCTAGCTAAATCCTCGATAAACTGTTGAAAATTATCTCTCATTAGATGGTTTGTTTTCTTTATTTACCATTATATGGGGTTTTCTCAATTTTGTAAACAATTAAAAAGAAACGTGGCGGAGATTTAGGTCTAACCCGAGTCTCCGCCACGTGGGGCATTGGTATCGCGAATACCGTTATTATTTACTCATATACCCTTCTTACATCATCGGCGGGTATCCAGGCATTGGAACCGGAGCTGGATTCTTTTCAGGTAGTGCTGTAATCCCGCATTCTGTGGTTAGTAGCATCCCAGCAACTGATGCTGCTGACTGAATTGCAGTAATTGTGACCTTAGCAGGGTCGACAATACCGCTCTTGATCATATCTACGATCTCACCATTTACAATATTAACACCCTTGTTATATGGTAGTGTAGACGTTTCTGTTTCTTTTTCATTACCCATCTGGAGCATTGTCAGAATGGAATCAGCTGAATATCCTGCGTTCTGACATAGGGTAATAAACGGCTTTACTAGTGCTCGCGCAACGATTGACATACCAATCTTTTCATCTTCTGTCTCATTAGACATATGTTCTAATACCGCATTAACTTCTTTGATGCAGTTATATAGGGCCATACCTCCGCCTGCAAGGATACCTGATTCCACTGCAGCTTTAGTAGCATGTAGAGCATCATCAATACGGTCTTTCTTTTCTTTGAGTTCTGTTTCTGAGGCGCCTCCAACAGAAAGAACAGCAACTCCACCGGTTAGCTTAGCTAGACGTTCTTGTAGTTTCGATTCATCATAATCGGAACGACTTGCTTCCATTTGAGAGCGAATGGAGTCAGCTCGAGCTTTAACCTTTTCTGCATCGCCACCACCCTGTACAATGGTAGTAGCATCTTTACTTACCGTGACCTTAACTGCCGTTCCCAAGTGTTCCATACTTGCTTGGTCTAGTTTCAGGCCTCGATCTTCTGAGATAACTGTTCCGCCAGTAAGAACAGCAATATCTTCCAAGATTGCCTTACGGTTATCCCCAAATGCTGGACATTTAACCGCAACGCAATGAATAGTCCCACGTAGATTATTAACAACTATTGTGGGCAATGCTTCACCTTCAAGATCTTCCGCAATAATAAGGAGGGGTTTACCTGATTGCGAGACAGCTTGAAGGATTTCCATTACATCTTTAACGTTAGAGATCCGTTTATCATGGATTAGAATATATGGATTATCGAGAGTAATCTCGGTTTGTCCTTCTTTTGCAAAGTAGGAGGACACCCAACCACGATCAAACTGCATACCGTCTACAACTGACAACGTTGTATCGATGCCTTTTGATTCCTGTACAGTAATAATACCATCTTTACCAACTTTTCCCATTGCATCAGCGATAAGAGATCCGATCTCTTTATCTCCATTTGCAGAGATTGTGCCTACCTGTTCAATCTCTGTAGAAGAACCAATTTTCTGAGAACGAGTTTTAAGGGTTTCAACTACAATGTTTGTAGCACGATCAATACCGCGTTTAACAAAGATAGGATTAAACCCAGTATTAATATGTTTTAGCCCTTCGGTAAAGATTGCTTCGGCAAGAACTGTTGCTGTTGTAGTTCCATCGCCAGCTTTATCTGCAGTTCGAGCAGCAGCTTCACGAACCATAGCTGCACCCATGTTTTCGAACTTATCTTCTAGTTCGATTTCTTTAGCAACAGAAACACCGTCCTTGGTGACACGAACACTACCTCCATTATCGATCATAACATTACGGCCGCGAGGACCAAGTGTTGCTTTAACCGCTTTAGAAAGCGTCTGAACACCTGTTAGAAGTTTGTTCTGAATTTCTGAATTGAATTTAATTTGTTTTGCCATAATCGGTTAAAAGATATTAGTTTTTTGCTTCTTCGTCTTTTTTCACAACTGCAAGGATTTCACATTCCTTAGCAATAATAATAGTTTCACCATTAACTGTAATTTCATTATCAGTCCATTTAGAGATAAGAACTTCATCATCTTTATTAAGAATGAATTCATGCTTCTTATCTTCTGAAGTAATACCACTTCCAATGGCAACAACCTTAGCATGTGTTGATTTTTCTTCAGCAGAAGCAGGAATAAAGAGATTACCTACCTTCTTTTCGGAAGCTTCACGTTTAAGAAGAACATAATCTGCTACAGGGATAACCTTATAATTTTCATCTTCAGGGTTTTCCTTATGAAGCACTACAGAAACTGTTTCAGGAGGATAGAACCAAATTTCATCAGTTCCCATAAGCATCTTAGTCCCTTTAGAAGGCTTATTTTCAGGTTCAATAATAAGAACTTTATCACCGATAACAGCTTGTTCTTCAAGCCCTTTAGCTGCATACGATGAACCGAAGCCTACAATTTCAAAGCAATTCTTTTCAGCTGCTAATTCAAACTTTGTAGCCTTATTAATTTCGGATGGTTTAAGCATCAAAAGATTACCGACAGGTTGCCAGTCCTTGATGTTAATAACTTTTTCTGATTCTGTACTCATTTATGAAATAAAAATGTAGATTAAAAATTGGTGGAGATGGCGGGAGTCGAACCCGCGTCTCCTGATATGTCCATTGCAACTTCTACACGCGTAGCTTCTTATTTGAGTGTGAACGATCTGATCATTCACTTCAACGATCAATCAGGCAAGAGCACCTTTGATCATCTATCAAGATTTCATTTTTGCTTGTCAAAACCTTGAAAAAGTTATCAAGTTTTCACCTGCTTCTTTGACGGTTCGTCCACTTAGCAGGTGTGGATGAACGTACCGTGCAGCAACTTCAGGCCGCAAGCGCAAACGCATTGCTGCGTTCAAACGCGATTGTGTTGTTTGTGCCATTTGATTGGCTGATACATTTTTTGTGGAGCCAAGTATCATCTCCAGCGTGCCATCACAACTTCCATCTCAGGATCGAATCCGGAACATCCCCAAAATCGATGGAACTTTCACTTCCAAAGAACGTTGATACTTATTATACCGACATGTCGGTAATTTGTAAACAATTAAATTCAAGAAATTTTTTCGCTCAACCTCAAACAATAATCCTGAATCGGCTGCAAGACTTGGTTCCAAATAAGAAGTGTCTTAGCAATATCGGTTCGAGCATCATGGTTTCGCTTATTCTTCAAATCTTCGATAATATCTGCTTTAACTAAGAAGTCCCAAACACTTTCAAGTTTAAGCGAAGGCAAATCCTGACAAGCTGGTAAAAGCATCGGAAGAAGGTAAAAAGGATCGACCCGAACAGATTTAAGATATGCAAACAAATAAGGGTCTCCATTATCTCTAAACCAGGATGAAAGTTTATCAAGGTCGAACTTAACATTATAACCACCTACCGCAAGTCGATTTGATCGATCTCGACTATTTGGAACATATTCTTGCAAGAGTTCTTTGAATTCTTTATAGACTTCACTGGAGTCTTTACCATGTTCCATAAGAAATTCTTCAGTAATACCACTATTATTCTTATGAAATTCCCAGACTTCAGGGTCAATCTTAGCAGGATCGTATTTGTCAGGCTTAATAAACCAGTTAAAATGACGATCAACTTCTCCATTAACCTGGATAAAACCAGCAAGCTGGATAATATCACCAGTATTAGGATCCAAAGAAAGTGTTTCAGTATCAATCCACAAGATTTTCATAACAGTATTTTTTCTTCTTAAACTTAGACATTGTGATTTCGAGACCGATCCAAGATCCAATCTGTTCACCAAAGAAATCAGTGGCATCACAATGGGGAATTAACTCAAGTGCAACATCGATTTGCGGTTCAGTGAATTCAAATCCTGCATCATTGAGGGTTGAAGTAATGTACTTAGTTTCTGCTGCATCCGAAAAGGTGATCCAGCGTTCAAAGACGATTTTGTTCTTACGAACTTTGTAAGCGTGAATATCCATAGCAATTAGGAAAATGAGAGTTGAAGACCGGCGATTTCATCACCATTTTGTTTTTCGAATTCGGCAAATCCTTCATCTCCAGATTTTTGAAGTTTAAGAATTGCATTCAAGACATCGAAGGTAGTGAATTCATTGAACCCATTAGAGCATATTACCCCAGTAATATCCCCGACTGTATCCTTTTCATCGAATGTGAAATCTTGGTACTTTTGCATTGTACCATTTTTTCCTTTATATACGTAGATGTTGAGCATTGGTGTTCCTTTGTTTAATTGTTATGAATACTATTATATGAGTTTCCTCGAATTTGTAAACAATTAAATTTGGTACCACCAGTGGGACTCGAACCCACACATCTTTCAATAGCAGATTTTAAGTCTGCTGCGTCTACCGATTCCGCCATAGTGGCATATCAATTATGAATACAATTATATGAGTTTCCTCGAATTTGTAAACAATAAAAATGAACAGATCAATGAAGACCTGTCCATTATCAGGATTACTCCTAAAAAGCTTTCACTTCTGTTCTTCAACCAACCAAGGATTCTTTTCCCAAGTTTGCATCTTTAGAAGATCATGCATTACTTCATCAGTAATAATGTAAACCTTCTGGACACCAGTCTCAGGATTGTTTTCCTTATTCAGTTTAGTATAATGTTTCTTTAGAAGTGATACATATTTTGTATGTAGTTTTTCACTAATAATAAAACCTCCATCCGTAATCTGATAAAGTAATCCAGAGTTTGCATCATTACCATCTAATGCTGGCGCGGATGGTGTTACAATAGCTGGTGTTGTATGACAACCATTACAAAGAATTACAAGTCCTAATAGAGCAATAAACTTCTTCATCATTTCTAGTCTCCTAAATATTTCCTAAGTGTATCAAGATCATCGGTCTTGTGAGCCTTCTTAATCTCCTTGGTATATTTGTCGAATTGATCGGATTGTTTTTTCTGTTTCTCTGCAGAAATAACAGAAGTATCCGTTTTACGTATAATAACCAATTTAAGAATAGATTCGATTATTCCAAGAATTTTCGTGAACATGATATCAGTTACTTATGAATTCAATTACCTGCATACACGTCTTCGAACAAGCTTCCTAGGCCAACCTCTACAAACTTATCATAGACCATGCCAATAAGTTCTTGAATATCAGGATGAGCTGCCCTAGATGTGCGCATTTTAATAATATGACGCCATTCTCGTAGGTTACAAGTTGTTACGAATACAGTTTTTGTACAAAGTGGAAGTAAATGGCGAGCAAATTCTGGACGTTTATTGTAAGTCTGTAGAAGCTCTAGATAATCTTTCTCATTCATGAATAAGGTATCTTTAACCATAGCTGGCCATTCTAGATCTAGTGCTTCAGTTAATTGCCAATATACTTCTTTATTAAAACAAAATTCAATTCCTTCCGGATACTTACTATCCTTACCATAGTTGCAATAACGAGTAGAACGTTCCGAGAAGTTAGGATTGATATCTGATTCAAAATCGATATTTGCGAGCCGATGACGTTCAAATTCTCGGCTTACTCCGATATTAGTAGTGAATTCAAATGTAATGGCGGAGTGTTCAATAACACTTTCATGATGGCGATCAAGAAGGATACGAAGAAAGTTTACAGCATCTTCATAAGTTCCTGTAATCTTATCTGTAGAATTATAACAGGTCCGAGCCGCATATTCACAGTTCAGAACCATGTTCTTAATAGCTTCTTTTGATGTTAAAAGTTTAATCTCTTGTGGGATAATTTTCATAGCTTCGGTTCAAATGGGTGATGTTTACGATCTTTGATCAAATTTAATTCAGTGTCAAATAATGCAAAGTTAATATTACAATGAGAAAATAGATCTTCTGAAATTTCAAATGCTTCTAACCATTTAGGTTCGTTTTTATCGACTCGACAGTAAACATTTTTAATTCCAGCTTGAATAATTGCTTTAGCACATTCATTACAAATATGAATCGGAACTACATAGATTGAACATTTATCAGTTGAAATTCCAAACTTAGCAGCAGCTAATATAGCATTCATTTCAGCATGGACAATTCTAGGATACTTGAATTCTTTATTAAGATAGTTATCTAGTGAATCGTCATACTTAGTTGGAAATCCATTATATCCACATGAAACAATTTGATCGGTTGGCGAGGTAATAACTGCACCAATTTTTGTAGATGGGTCCTTAGAACGTCTTGATACCAATTCTGCAATATCAAAGAAGTATTTTATTGTTTTTAATCGTTTATTCGTAAAAGCTGACATTTAATTGTTATTTGAAAAAATAGCTCGGTAGTGGTTTTAAGGCTACCGAGCTTTTTGGAAATAATTATGCTTTATTGGGATTGCTAAAGCATAATCTTACTACGGCTTGATTAATCGAGATCGGATAGATCTGTATCAAAGTCATCGAGGACGAATTTCTTCTTAGAAGATTTTGTTGCTTTCTTAGGAGCAGGTGCTTCTTCCTCTTCTACTTCTTCCTCGTCTTCATCTTCGTCAAAGAACTTCGAAACACTTGATTTCTTAGCAGGCTTTGCAGGAACTTCCTCCTCTTCTTCCTCTTCTTCATCAAAGAATTTCGATGATGTTGCTTTCTTAACAGGTTTAATTACATCTTCCTCTTCTTCCTCTTCTTCCTCTTCTTCAAGAAGTTCTGTTACTGTTTTAACCTTCTTAACAGGAACATTTTCTTCAACTGATTGGACAGGAGCTTCTTCAAAGTCATCGCCCATCTTAGAAAGAATACGAGACTTGTAATATTGTTTAAGTTCGTCAGGTGTTGAAACGTGAAGTAGTTCATCGAATCGAAGATCTTCGAAGATTTTCGGAAGATCGTCAATATCGACAGGAACCGCGGAAAGTGAACGTGAGAATGATGTTTCATATTCAGGGAAGGAAATAGCTTTACCTCCTTTACCTGCCATAACATCTTTCTTACCAACCTTAATAACAAGGTTACGTCCTTCTTCTAGGTCAAAAGCTTCGAAACCGACAATTTCATCTTGATCGATTTCCGGCTGGCCTTTACCTGCAATACCAAGACATTCCGCATTAAGGAACTTATTAATTTCAAAGCCATAACGAAGGATCTTGATTTTACCTGTCTGAGAATTATCTGCAGAAGTATCTTTAACAACATAAACTACTGCATAGTTTTCAGGTGTGCGACGATTTTCTTTATAAAGCTGTGCTGCAACTGTATCACCAGCCTGACCGCGTTTCCAAAGATCTGAACATGCTTTACAAATCGGGCATGTATTGAAACCATTTGCTCCATCAATATGTTTAGATGTAGGGCAAACAACTCGCTGAACTGTTTTAGTATTCGGATCGTAGTGGCGATGTGTTTCAAGATTAATAAAAGGTGTTTCCCGAACCTTTGAGGGGCAGTACAAAAGACGAAGATGATATGTACTCCCAATATTGAGACGTAGGAATCGTTCGTCAACTGCTTTTGTTACTGTTTCAGCAGCAACTTTGGCCTGATTTTGGGCCTTTTTGAACATTGATAGTAGTTTTGATTTATCTAGTGCCATAGTATTTTATTATTTTGAGTTTTTTGTTTTTAATGTTTTATTTTTGTATGAATAATGTAATGTTTGAATTTTGAAATTTAATTTGTAAAAATGTATTTTCTGTATTGTTTTCTAAAGTAATATTATAGACTGTTTCTTGAAAGAGTAAATTATTATTGTGACAGTATCGGATTGGATATTTATCCAGTTTTGGTGTGTTATCATATGATACTGAAACATATTCTGGAACTTTGCTGAAGCTTAGAAATTGGTAATTACCATCATCCGCTCCGATTAGAATCTTCGAACTTTCATGAAATTCTAAGAACTCACCAAACTTAAGCTTTAGAACAGCAATAGAATCAACGTAAACTTTCTCAATTGACTTTACTTTAGAAGTTGCCCAAGGGTCAATAATACTACTATAGACCTCATCACCTTCCTGTAAATCTTCAACAGGAATAGTTCCTTTAACAGTTCGAATTAATGTATTTCCAGTGATCATTCTTGAAAGTCCTCGATATCAGTTGTCCAAAGTTCTTCGATAGTTTTAGATTTCGTAGCTTTAATAAAGCTTTTAAGTTCTGAAATCTGTTCTTTTAATTTAGATAATGTTTCTTTCGTAAGAGAATGGACTGGCATGTTAAGAATATAATCATATGAATCATCTACCTTAACAATATCGTTAATCTTCTCAAGTTGCTTTACAATATTCTGTTTAGGCATATTACGAATTTCAATTTCTTCCTTAATAACACCAGCACAGAATAGATACTTGGAACAGAGACGTTTAAGTGTTTCCATATTCGTCGATAGAATATGTTCTTTACGTTTCTGGTAATACTTCAGACGAATATCAATAAATGCATCAATAATTTCTTCTACTGAAGTAAATTCTCGAACACGTGAATTTTCATCGACACAGTTAAAGATTTCCGTATAAGGTTTAATAAGACGGAAGACCTTTAATAGTGCTTCTAACGTATCATATTTTTTAGAGAATTCACGAGTTGTCTTAATTTCAAACAAGATATTATCTACCTTCGGGTCACACTTATCAACATAATCGATAATAACCTTATCTTCGACAAGCTTATCGAGAATATTGATATAGGAAGTATATTCCATGAAGATCGGAAGTTCCTCGATTACATAGTTAGTAGCATTAATTTGTTTAACTGTGCCAAGGATTTCAAGCTTACCTTCTTCGTTATAACGGAAGCTTCCATTAAAACCTTTATAATAAGGCATTAAAGGTTTCTTGTATTTCTTACCTTCTAATTTAGCTTTAATGTAAGCGATAATATCCTTAGGGTTACGAGGAAGAATCTTCTGTGAAAACCCTGTCGAAAGCCCGTCAGAACCGTTAATAAGCAGAACTGGTAAAATCGGAATAAAGAACTTAGGTTCGATTACATCACCTTCAAAGATCTGTTTCTCTACAATTTCAAAGTCTTCTTTATTAAAGAAGTTCTTAGAATTTTCTGACAACTTAATACGAGTATATCGTGGAGCTGCACAAGTAGGATTAATTCGTGTCCCGAATGATCCAAAACCTTCTAACAAAGGATAGTTATTAGCGCCGACAAACTTCTGTGTTAGAGTATTAGCTACACCACAAAGGTTATTAGCACCATGGAGGTAGTTAGTTTCTGCTGCACAGACATTACAAAAGTTTTCAGTTTTAGCCGGTTCCTTTTGAAGCTTATCAAATGCTACATAGATAAGCTTACGCATTGAAATCTTTAAACCGTCTACATAAGATCCGATCTTACGCAAGTTATCATAGCTTGCATATGCAGGAACATCGTTGTTATAGAAATCCGTTATTTTCCAAGTATCCATTTTGTGTAAAATCTTATGCTAAGTTAATATCAAAATCGTAGTTTCGAAGGTATTCTTTTCTAGGTTCAGAATTATCACCTAACCAATCATCGATAACCTTATCAGAACCTTCATCTAATTCAAATACCTTAATAAGTGAATCAACGCCTTCAAGTTCGATAATCTTATTAAGATCATCTTTCTCAATAGAACCAAGACCTTTCAAATATTCAACTTTGAATTTATGATCAGGATTCTTAGCTTCCCATTTTTTGAATTCGTTTAATTGGAAGAAGTAATGCTTAATATTATTCTTTGAATCTTTAAGGATAACGATCGGGGTAATAAGTTTGCAGACCTTACCTTCTTTAAACAGATTAGGTGCAAATCGTTTGAACCAACCTACGAAGATAGAAGAAATAAAGTTTCCATCTAAGTCGGCATCGTTAGCAATAACGATCTTATCATAAGAAATTGTTTTATTTTCTTGCTGACCAAATAGATCAAGTTCAAGAATATTAACAATATCTTTTAATTCAGCGTTAGCTGAAATCTTTTGAACCGACTGGGAATAAGCATTAATGCCGACACCTCTACAACCATAATAGCCGTTGCCTGAACGGCCAAGGCAAGCGGAGATTCCAGCAAGTGCTGATAAACCTTCACAAAGGAAAAGGTTCTTCTGCTCGCCAATAGGTGGCATATATTTCTCGGCAGAAATTTTAACACGTTTAACCTTCTTAATTTCCTGTCTAGCCTTTAATTCTTCTTTAATCTTAAAGGTTTCAACGATCGGTCCGATAATAGCTTCATTTCTAAGGATCTTTTTAGCAAGCTCATCAAAGTCAATAGTGTTCTTAAGTTGAGCATGGACTTCACTAATCGAATTAGTTAGAATTTCCTTAGTCTGTGAATCATATTTTGGCTTATTAAAGTTCTTAAGAAATAGAACCAAGGTAAGCTTTTGTTTAATATCACCAGGGCGAATATTCTTAAACTTCTTAACCAACTTATCCCGAATACGATTGGAAATTTCAATCGAAGCATAATCAATATGGGCCCCTCCACGTGAAAGGTGAAGACCATTAACATAGGTCATGAAATTAAATTCGTCTTGTTCATTCGGGAATACTCCAATGAAACCATTTTCAAAGACCTGGAATACAATGTTTTCGTTACAGCTCTTAATAAAGCTTTTATCGTTATAACGAATCTTCTTTCGATTAAAGTAGAAAGAAATATTCGGGAACATAACCGATAAGCAGTTAAGCCGTTGTTCAATTAAAGTAAAGTAAACCGGTTCGATCTTGGTAAGTTTAAACCGGGCAAAGTCTGGATAAAATACAACCTTTGTACCAGATTGTCCATTATAATCAGAAACCTTTGTCGTAACTTTATCCATGTTATCTTTACAAGAGACAACACACTTCTTACCATTATTATAGGTAGTTCCGACAAACTTAGTAGAAAAGATACTACACGCTTTAGAACCTACACCGTGGGAACCAATCGTAGCTTGTTCTTTAGCATCATCAAAATTACTACCCGTAAACAACTGGGTCCAGCAAGTTTCTGGCAAATATGAATTAGCGATCTTTTGCCGTGTTTCCTCAGGTAAGGTCTTATCAATATCCTGAATATCTTTCTTAAGAATCGGAATACCAGGACCAGTATCGATAATCTCGATCGACTCTTCATTCATATTAACCTTAATGTCACCATGAACTTTAGAGTTATTAATAGCATCAATCGAGTTATCAAGAACTTCATTAATGATCTTAAGAAATGCGGGAATATACGAAATGGTCTGCCATTTAAGTTTACCTTCATTAAAGAAGAAGGAACTCATCTCGGTAGAATCCATTGATCCGATCCACATTTGTGGCCGAGTTAAAATTTGATTACGAGCAGATAAAACCTTAATCTGGTCTTCTTGTTTTTTCATGATTAATCAACAGTAGATAATTGGCAGTCGCTACTGCCATTTCTTTCATTCTTCTTCAGATTCGGTCGGAAGTCCAACCATTTCACAACACGTATCAGGTTCAAACCAAAGAAGGTCATTCAATTCTACTTCTCTAATTCCATCCGGATACAATTCTTCCAAAGCATTGATAAAATCGACACCAAGTCCTGCATCACAAATCTTCTTCCAAATTTCCTTAGCTCCAGACCAAGGTTCAAATTCTTCGAGGTGGAGAATTTCGCGTTTGATGAACATCATTTGTCTTTCCTTTGTGTTGTGTATTTCTTGTTTAATTGTTATGAATAGTATTAAATGGGATCTACCCAAATTTGTAAACATTTAATTTTGTGGCTTACCTAAGCCTTCCAGGCACAGCAAAAGGCAGGACCTCTTTCGAAGTCCTGCCTTCACCCACACAAGGAACACACAAATGAAGTCTAATCAGGAAACAGCTGTTTCCTTTTCGATCTTTTCCATAAATCGTTTACACCAATTACACTGGACACCACATTCAACGTCAGAACAATCGAAATCGGGATTATCCACCCAATGGTCTAAGAAACCATCAAGTTTATCGCATGGAATATAAACCGGTGCTTTGTAATCGCTTTCTTTCTTATTATTGTAAATTGTTTCGAGAGGTTTCCAAAGTGAAAGCAAGTTCTTATTATAAACTCCCGACATATACGCATTAATCATTTCTTCGATATATTCGGTAGAACCAGTTCGACCAGTAATCTTGAAATAGTTAATACCTACATTGTTATAATAATGCAAATCTTGCGGACGAACCCAACGCATACGAAGCCAGGCTTCAGGTGTTGTATAACGTGCGCTCATGCAACGGTTCATCGGATAAGTGTTATAAAGTTCTGCGTCTTCTTTAGTCTTATTAGTAGAATGGCAGATATAGCAAGAATCACGGAACGGACAATGCGTTGCGTAAGGTGTTCCTGTTTTAGGATTAGAACCTGCTACACCACAGAATTCCTGTGCAAGCACTTCATAGATAATACCGTTATCGTTACAGTACTTAGCAGCATTTTTAAGGAATTTGAAATCACGGTTCTTAAGAATCGAACCACAAACCTTATTAACCTTATAGGTATCGTGGAAATACTTAATCTGTGTAACCGTATCGATATGCATAATAGTCGACAGTTCAAGTTCAATATCAGAAACCTCTCGAATGAATTCAAGAAGCATCGGATTTGCTACAGTAATACGGTAAACACCGATATCTTCTAACCATTTAACCTGGTCTTGGAATTCTTTCTTATGATTGTACATATTAACCTTACTACCGTAAGGAATGAATGAATTACATGTCCAGTTAAACTTAATACCTGCATCGTTACATGCTTTAATATAATTAGCAGTTTCTTCTTTAGAAAGGTTAGCAAGACGGAAATCAGGACGGCCAGAAGAATCAGCCATTTCACGGGTCGAACTAAACAGTTCCATTACTCGAGCTTTGCCTGCATACTGGTCATTTAATTTTTTACAAACTTCAATAACCTTTGGGTCGAAGTTAGTTCCGAGTTTGAATTGATTTTCCTTGAAGCTGGCATCACCTAAAGAGTGTTGCCATTCTGCGTATTGATCACTCATATATATATTCCTGTTTCGTAGAAGTTGTTTGATTAACTTTAATTATAGCTTTTGAAGTTTCACAGAGGCAACTATCTCCACAGGCTTGAAATCCCCTGCTTCCCAGGGTACTCAAAGCATTATTTTTCAGGTTGACTGCGGCGTTGACATCTCGATTGTGTTTCTTGCCACAAGAAGGACATGTCCACTTTCTTGTATCGAGAGTAAGCTTTTCATTTTTGTAACCACAATTCGAACAAAGCTTTGTTGAAGGAAAGTTCTTACCTGCCTTGATTACAACAGAATTGAATCGAGAGGCTTTCCGTTCAAGAATTGAAACAAAGGAATTCCAGCTTGAATCTGCAACATTCTTTGCATTGCTAAGCAGCTTAGACATTGCTTTCATATTCAAGTTTTCAATGCCTATCACTTCATAATCCTTCAATAAGGTTAAGGCTAGTTTCTCTTGAAAATTTTTTCGCTGATTAGCAATATGCTCTTCAAGACGAGCAACCTTAATCCTGGCTTTATTCCGGTTATGGCTTCCAGCAACTTTCTTCATCATTCTTCGTTGAAGTCTTTCTAACTTCTTAGCTGATGCTTGCTTAAAAGCTTTGTATCCATAGTCAACACCTGTATCTCCATTACTCGAAACAAACAACAGTTTAGGACTCCAGTCAAGTCCGATTGCCGACATTTGGTTTTCATGTCGGTAACTAGACTCTTTATGTTCTACCTCACAACACAAGGAGGCATAGTATTTTCCACTTGGGAGCTTTTTAACCGTAATGTTTCTAATGGATTTGATGATGAAATTCTTTGGTTTTGAACGTAAACGAAATCTTACCTTGCCTAGCTTTGGAATTGTAAGCATTCGATGATCAAAGTCTAAGCAATTCTTTGTAAGAACAGATTCGCGATAAGAGTGAAGGTTTGACTTCTTTGATTTGAATTTTGGGTGCTTCCACTTTCCTGTGGTTAATCCTTTACAAGTTTTGTACCAGTTGTCGAAAGCCGAATCACAATCTCGACGGCTTTGCTGAAGAGCAACAGCAGAAACTTCACTCATGTAAGGAAATTGTTCTTTCCATTGTTTTTCTGTAGTCGGTTTCAGCTTTGGCCGTTCTTCTTTTGGTACTTGATTGTACTTAGCCCAGTACTCATTACGTTCATTGAGGTGTAAGTTGTAGATTTGACGACAGCACCCGAATGTTTTGTTGATCAAAATTTCTTGATCAACTGTTGGGTACAACCTTACTGTCAAACCTCTAACCATTGTATTTGATTATATTAAAACAACTGTAATTTTTATTTATGCACTTAACTGCGGTTCTGAATCTTCCAAGCAATGTTATCGAATACACCTTCCGCAGACTTAACGTCTAGGATAGAGTGTGCATTGTATTTGAACTTAAACGATGCATCGGCTGGAGCAAACGTATAGGTAATTGCAAAGTTTTTACCTTGCTTACTTTCCCAAACTACGTCGCAATCCGATTCAGAATCACCTACATAAATGATTTCAGCGATTTCATTATCGCTAGACTTCGATAGTTCTGTTGCTACACATTCACTAATATATTTCGCACGTTCTTTACCAGCAGGGGCAAGAACCAGTTCATAGCCAAGATGATCGACAATTCGTTTCTTACTAATTTCGAAACCTTCTTTATCAGACGACATGAAAATGATCTTATAACCAAGAACGTTGCTAAGATAAGCAAGACCTTCTTTGTCGCCACAGGAAAAGACTTTGTAAGCTTTACCATCAGGGCCACACAAGAACTGCTTACCAGCAAGAACTCCGTCGACGTCCGAAAAGATGAATTTATGAATTGTCATAATTTTTTGTGTTAATTTGTGTTAAATGTTATGTAGACTATTATACGCCTGCGTGCGAATTTGTAAACAATTAAATTCGAAAGATTAGGATTAGCAGATTAAGAATAAGCCAATTCTGGAACACTCTGGTAAAGCGACAATAATTGTCATCAGAATCCAAATACAGGGCATAGCATTGAAGCCGTTCTAATAATACAGCAGCAATAATGGCTACTGCTTCTACAATAATAATTCCAAGTAATGTCATTGTTCTAACTCCTTTTTCAAAAGTTTAATCCCATATTGATATGCAATATTTGCTTTAAGGATATCATTAGCAATATATTGTGCTAGTGCTACATAGATAACACCAACCATAATACGATTAAATGGTGTATTAAGTTTAGCAGGAATATCCTCAGTTAATGGCGGAACATCATATGTTTCATTATTGTAATAAATGTATTCACCATTATTAAATGAATCATATCCATATAGGCAATAAAGAAGTTTAGCATAATCATAATCTGCTACACCGGCCATTACTGTATTTCCAAAGTATCCACGAGGATCGATAAATTTAATTTGAATTGGATCTGTTGTACTAACCATAACATTTGATCCATTTAAGTCACCATGGATAAATGAATACTTTACCTTATCCGTCGGGTACTGATAAAGAGCATACATGTAAGCCTTGTTTAATAGATTATTAACTTCGTTATAATCATAATCGAGGATACAATGTTTAATTGATTCAAGTCGATCGATTACTTTGCTTACAACTTCTTTTTCATAATCCTTTTCAAGAGTTTCAACAGGAACTTCAGTCTCTTTAATCTGATGCATTTCTTCAATTTGCTTGAACAAGAGATCGAATACCTGATTACGTTTCTCGTGATCTTTTTCTTCACTTAACCATTGATAGAATGGAATGTACCCAGATAGGTATTCCATCTTAATATAATGGTTTTCTTTAGAAGTTTCAAAAATCTGAGGAATAAATTTCTTGTCTTTACCTACAATATTATACCAAGAAATCTCTTTATCAATTAAATGATAAAACTGATTATTAATGCAGGCTTTAGTACAAACATTACCTTCTTTAGTAAACTTATTAAAGAATCGAGGTTCGGTTGGTTTAACCTTATTCTTACCATACTTTTCATAGAACATTTCTAGGTCACGGTATTCATCGACGGAATGTTCAATAGTAATAAAGTTTGAATACTTAGCTGCAATAAAATCTACTAAATCCGGATAAGCTTTTGTTTCCTGTTTGAACTTACCTAGGTCTCTTAGGTAATACATCCCTGCAACATTACCTGAGAAATCTTTTACTTCAGTCAATGATCCGTCTTTAGCAAGATAACGATACTCACCATTCGAGTTAGTATAAATTACTGCTTCATTTTTCTCTGAAATCTCAGGTCGGAAATTAAGAATAAGATCAGACCAAACAAATAAGACATCTTTATCAGGTAAGAATTCCTGAACTTCTTTTAATGTTGTATATGAAGAACCTGTTAACTTACTCTTAATCAAAGTAATCCGATTACTTAGTTTGTTTACTTCGATATAGTTCTTAACCATATCAAAGTATTTGTCGGTAATTACAAGATATACAGAATCGTTTTCAAAGACCTTACAATCATTTAATAGGATACTAGATGATTTAGTAGTCGGAAGAAGAATCTTCGGAATTCTTTGAAGGTCTTTGAAACGAGTATTAAGCCCGCCAGCAAGTATTACAATGTTCGACATATGTGGGTGGTGTATTTGAATTGATAATCAAAAATTAGCCATTCCGAGTTTTCGACCATTTTCTCCGCCAATATGGTTAAACTTATATCGTTCCATTAATACAGGATTAGATTCGAAAACTTCTACACCGATTTGATCTAAGACAAGTTGGCAACAATTAATTGATAAGCTTGGAACCAAGTTCTTAGAATCGAATTCATAAATCTTGCTTCCTTTAGGCGGAGCAATATAGTAATCAAATAATTCAGAATTAGGTTTATCAGAATTAAGTGAGAACCCAACTAGCTTAGTACTCGTAACACCAAGGCTATTAAGCTTATGAAGAACCTTTGCGAGGTGAACAAGTTCAGCAGTTGTTCCAGAACGAGATAGAAATACTACGAATTGATTAGTAACCATTCCGATATCTCCATGGATAGCATGTGTAGCATCTAATGCTTGTGCAGGAATACCCATTGAAATATATGTCTTAGTTACCTTTTCCGCAATGTACCAATTCTTACCTACACCAGAGAATATAATACCATTACGATAGTTGTGATTAAAATCCTGTTTGAAATGCTTAACCTCATCACACTCCATTAAATCGAAGCAGAGATTAAACATTGATTGAATATGCTCTTTTTTGGTTTGGTCCATGATCAATTAAAGAAAGTAGATAAAGTTTGATAAAGTTCTTCCATACCATTTATAACGGTTTCACCTTTATATTGGTAAGCTGTCTTAAACTTGATAAAATTATCTTCAAAGAATTCAAACTCAAACACCGAAGCATGAATAATATCATCCGAATTCTCGAGATAAGGAATAACCATGTTATAACCACATTTATTATGCTTATTAAAAGCTTTCAAAATAGCATAATAATCATCTCTACCATGTTGTCCAACCTTAAAACAGAAGTCTTTATAAAGATCTGATGATACAAAGGCTTCAGAACTATTCGGATCTGAATAAATTACCTTAACATCTACTCCAGCTTGCCTAAGTGAAGCAACGGTTTTTAGAATGAATTCAATGTTATATCCGGCATCAGATAACCTAAACGGAAGATAAACAAAGTTCTTAGTTGTTCCAAGTTTCTGTTTAATCTGTTCAGCAATAAACGTTCCAGTAAAATATTTAGGTTCGATAATCTTTGTCCGAACTTCGATCTTATTATTCAGAGCTTCATAACCTTCTTGTGAAAGCAAAGGCTTAAACAATTCAAGAAAATACTGTTTCTGTTTTGGTGAAGCAAATACTACGTGCATCGAAGAATCAATACATTTAATGTCATCATTTGCAAAGTCCTTTAAGAACGTAGGTTTAACGTCCTTAGTATCAGAGACTGGACACCAGTAAATGAAATTGATTTTCTTGTTCTTAAGATTCGGGCAAAGATTAAGCCGACCAATACACTTATGAAATGAATTCGGTTCATAGATAACCGTATCAATATCATTAGCACACATTATATCACGGATAATCGATCCATTCTTATGTGCACTTTTACGTGTAAGCAAAGCATTAATTCTAAAGAACTTACCATGAATAATTTCAATATCCTGATCCGTAACACTTCGGATATTCTGAATATGTTTATTCAAGAATTCAAGTGAAGAAGGTTTAATACGTTTAACCTCTGGTAAAAGAATCCGGATAACCTTTGCCTTAGTTTGATAGAAGAAAGAAATGAATCGATTAACATTTCCATCACAACTAAGGTCGTATTGGTTAGTCTTATAATCCCGCATTGAAACAATCGGGTAATACAAGACTCGACTATTATCGCATAAGCTCTGTAGAGTGTTTGCCATCAAAGTTCTGAAATTTTAATGGAACCGATATGTTTGCAATTCGGAATCGTTACTGTATAATAGTGATGACCATTCTCATCAGGGCTATCACTGTTTTCAGTAATGTCAATCGTATCAACTTCAGCTAAGTCCTGAACTTTAACTGCGACTGCATCCATCGGAAACAATTCAAAATTAGCTTCACGGCCAGGATATGTGATCTGGATGGTTTCGACAGAGTTCTTATTACCTTTGCCGATGTGTTCGAGTTCAATTTTGTACCATTTTAACATGTTTATTTTTCTCCCAAGACTTCAGAGATTGCAGAAATACAAACTAGATCAGCAAAGTCCGAAAAGTTATCAAAAGTTCCAATAAGGTCTAAACCTTTGTGTTTCTTAATAGATTCATTAATCTTGACAATGTTCGATTTAATCTTCTTAATCCGATTATTAGAGAACATCGGAGTATAATCATACATTAATTCGTATGGCCGAAGAATATTTTCAATTACATAAAGGCCAATCATCGAAGCAATAATATTCGAATCAAAGACTCCACTCGTCGGAGTATTATAATACTTTTGAGCATCGAAATTTTCAACCTTATTCAATGCAACAAGGATCATAGAATAATCAGCTAATGCAAGACTAATAACTGCTTTGTCTTGCATACTAGGCCGAGGCATATCCATAAATGCTTTAGTAAGACGAACACGGAATTTATAATCCTGGTCATCAGTTGTAGTATCACAAGTTTCCGAAGCAAACAAATCATAAGCATAGTTAGGAAGTGTTTCGGAAAGCTTGTCAAGCTTTTTTAGTTTTGTTTTGAATGGGTGCATGGTAAAACTTCTTTCTTTTGTTGTGGTTGTAATCTAATGGATAAAAGACTAGACTCTGAAACTCCCTCTCAGAAACGAAAAAACTTTTTATCTCCGTAAGGGGTGTCGCCATTATCTGGCCTCTCATTTGTAAGTTTAGTGATCATAAGAATAATTCGTTGTAAAACAGAATTACGAGCTTCAGTTAAATGGAGAATTTCCTGTCCAAGAAAATACAGTTCACTATAATCAACACCATTTTCGAAGTGCATTAGATAGTTCTTTTCTAGCAATTGATTATTGAGATCTGTATATTCTTCGATGGCAATATGTAAATCCTCTGGCAATTCAGGAAGGTTTTCATCGCCATCGTTGTTATTCTTTTTATTCTTCATTGGATAAAGAACTTAGACATCACTTATAATTCTCGAGCTGGGAATCAAAGATACGGAACTTGCGAATACCCATCCCGATATAATCAGAGCAACGTTGACGCCAACGCTCAGGAAAACCAATCGGCGGCATCAGATGCATAATACGGAGAAGAGTAAGGAAGAGGAAGAATCGGCGAAGAAAATGGATCCCACCAGTAAAACCAGGAAGAAACCCACCAAGATAAAGAATAAGTACATCTCGGCAAAGAATAACCCGGTCATCTCGGTTCTGGCGTTCATATCGTTTCTGAAGCTTTCGAAAGAACCAAACAATAATAAGAGAAGGAATCCCGAATTGTTTGCTACCTTTGCAATGACATTTAAGCTGTGAAATGTTAATTTCGTCGTGCATTGTTTTTAAGTTGTTGTGCGTTCTTGTTTAATTGTTATGAATATTATTATACAATATTTTTCAAAAAAGTAAACAATTATTTTTGGTTTTTGTTGTAAGTCTGCAAAACAAGTTCAAGGAAGAATGGCTTACCTAAGCCTTCCAGGGTTCAGTTTGAAAAAACTATTTTTTTCTTTTGTGAAACTTTTCGGAAAGATAAGATTATCTTGCTTGTACTGTACAAATACTGTACATACGCCCTAAAATTTAATTGTTTACAAATTCGATTTTTTTTGGTAGAATTATTTGTATTATGATGATTCAACACCAGAAAATTTGTCAGTACCTCCGAGCTAAATTTGATCTTGGATTGGCAATTGATCGAGACGAAAAATTTGTGAACTCTAAGGATCAAATTCATTCTTCTTTCATTGAATTTGAAGGTTCTGAAGAAAATCTTCAAAAACTCAAAACCTGGGTTTTGTCGATTCAAAAATCAGAACCAAAACGTGAATTCCAAATTCGGCAAATTCCTAATTCAAACCGATTTGCAATTGAGATTGGAGCAGAGTTGAAAAATCTTTAATTTTTATTGTATGACTAAGGATCAAGAACAAATTTGCAAAGTATTGAAAGGTATGTTCAAGGTTGAAGGATTTCACGAACATACCGATCTTAAGAAGGACGATTCTATTATTGTAGAATTCGAAGGACCATTGAATGACGTAATGGCAATCTACGGATTTATTGGTTTGATCAATTGTGACAAACCTAAAACACAAATTAGAATCTTTTCACGAACACCTATCCCTGATAAAGATAAACCGATTCTTTTCCAATTTGGGGATGATCTTAATCAGTCTAATTTTGCAGATATTATCAATCGTAAGATTGGCTTAGGCCTTCCTGTAATTCACGCACAATTCACAGAATATGGACGTTAAACCTATGGACGAGAAAAAAGAAAACATGCAAAGCTTTGATGAACTTTATAATGAAGTTCTAAAACATGATAAACCATTGGACGATCCTTGGTTTGATGATTCCGAGTATATGTATTCTAATTACGTATATGAAGATATGAGCACACTTATGCTTGATCATATGCAAGCGCCTAATTGTCTAGCCTATGAATCTGGTGAAGAATTCGATCGTCTTAAAACCCGACGTGAGAATTATAAACAGTTTAAGCGGGAGCATGGTTTTGACCCGTCTGAAACCTGGGCATTTGAAACTAATATTGCAAAGTTTGTATATCCTCGTTTAGTCCATTTTAAGAAAGACCTTATTTGTGTCCCTATGGGCTTATCTGAAGATGAATGGCGAGCAATCCTTGATAAGATTATCCTTGCTATGCGGGTTCTTGCAATCGGGACTGATGAAGAGTATAATCAATATTACAATAAAGTAAAAGAAGGTTGCGAGCTCTTTGGAAAATATATGCTGGAATTGAATTGCTAAGCCACCTAATTTAATTGTTTACAAATTCGAGAAAACCCATATAATTGTTCTTATAAGTTATGGAACAAACGATCAATCTCAAGTTTGCAGAAGCAGTAGTTGATACTCTTAAGACTATCAATTCGAAGATTAAGAATTCGCAAGATCATATTAGTGCTCGAGTTGATAACAATGTTAACTTGTGCTTTATTTCGAACGATGAATATATTTCACCTACGTTAATATCTGTTTCTAATAATGGTGAGAAGATTATTGCAAAGCCTGAAAATAATAAAGGTGAAATGATGGTTATGGAATTCAGGTTCCCGATTGACAATTATAAAGATGAACTTATTCACTTTATTGATTTACTAGCCTGCTATCGATTGATTGGTGATGAAGCAGAATGTGCTGCTATTCGAGATGCAGTAAAACAAAATTTCAACGATCACAACTTCTGAAAAAACTACGTTATAACCCTTAAACAATACACACCTATGACAAGAGAACAAGCAAAAGTATACGTTAAACTTACCGAAAAAGATTTGCTTTCTATTCGGCCGAGTCTTTGTAAACATTACGAATACCTTAAAGCATTTGCTGAAGGGATTGAAATTGAAGAAAAGTTTGAATTCGGTTGGGCTAAAGCTCTAGACCCTGAATTCTATGACTATTGTCAATACCGTATTATTAAGAAAGCCCCTGAGGTTGTTCATCATAAACTTTCTTGGACACCGAACCCTGGTGAATGTTACTATTTCATTAATATTAGTGCTGATGAAAGTAATGTCATGCTAACAAAACGGACAACTGATCCTTGGTCTGAATCGGTATTTCAACAACGTGCAAAAATTGGCAATGTCTTCATGGAAAGATCCCAGGCGGAGCGAGCATTCCTGACTATTGTTGAGCTTTTGAAAAGCTTGCACTCTTGCAAGACTGATCTTTATTTCTAAGTAGAATAGGAGTTGATTGTCATGGAACCTGGAATTCTTAATTTAATTACAAAATTTAAAGCTGATTTGAAGGCTTATTCTGAATCGAAAGATATTGATAGTGATAAAGAGGGTGAATTCTATGCATGGCAATCAACTCTTAATACAATGGAGAAATATTTTAAGAATAAGCTTAAGAATAAATCTCAAAATATTGCTGAAGATGAATTTACCTATAAGGGTCAGATTTACCGAGCAGTAGAATATAATGAAGAAAAACGTGGTCTTGGATCACCTTGTCTCTATTGCTGCTTCTATAGAGCAAATGAACAAACGACAAGTAATCGTTGTATTAAACGAATGGGAGAAAATATTCCTCCTTGTAGTGCGGCCTTTCGTAAAGATAAGAAAACTGTATTCTTTCTTCCGACATTGTGAAAACACTTGCAATATATTACATTGCTACTTCTGTTTATAAGGAACTCTTTCCTGAGTTCTTAGAAAACGTTCCGAAGTTGTTTCCTAGCTTTCATAAGAAAGTTGTAGTAATTTCGGATGGTTTACAAGAATATGATGGATTAACTGGACCTTCTTATAAGGTTCAAGTATTCTCCGATATCGAACATCGGCCCTGGCCTTATATTGCTCTTCATAAGATGGATATTATTAAGGACCATCGAGTTGAATGTGATTATGCATGTTACATGAATGCTAATCTAATTCTCAATCCTGAATTTAATAAAGATATCGATCATCTGTTCTTGTATAATCGTATGAATTTTACGAGACATTGCTATCTATTGAAAGAAGATGTTCGAGATGGACAATATTTCCAAGGTAAGGTTAATCGAGTATCCAAGGATGATTTACAATTGGTTTCGAGCGATATCAGATCAAGTTCATATATTGCTGACGATTATCAGTATTGCCAAAGCGGTTTCTTTCTAGGACCAGAAAAACTATTTTTCAAATTCTGTGAAGACATTTCTGAACTAAGAAAGATTGACGAAGCAAGGAACATTGTTCCGACTTGGCATGATGAAGCGTATTTGAATGCTTGGATATATCGATATCACCACTTAAACCTAACTAAGCTTCCTATTAAGCGATTAATGATTATTTCGGCAGTTGTCGGAAAATACGACTTTTCAAATATACCGTTCATCATCAAACGGGATGTAAAGAAAGTTCGTGATTGATCATCTAATATTTTTTATTATGGCTAAGAAAACCACCTCAGAAACAACTCAAAAGCCTGCAAAGAAAGCTAATTCAGCATTAGCATTTATGAAAGCTCTTAATAAAGAAACAGGAGCGGAAAGTTTTGCAGAAAGTAAATTAACAGAAATTGAGCATTATATTTCGACAGGTAATTATGCTCTTAATCGAATTATTTCAGGTTCGATTCACAAAGGTATTCCTGCTGGTATTTTAACAGTTTTAGCAGGTGATTCGGCTTCAATGAAAACTGTTTTAGCATGCCGAGTTGCTGCTAATGCAATCAAAGAAAATAATTATGATTGTGTGATTTATGTAGATAGTGAAGGCGGCGCAAATCGTGGACTAATGTCCAATGCTGGTCTAGACCTTGATAAAGTTCAGTATATTCCGGTTTCTAACATCGAAGAATGCACTATTAAGCTTATTCAGACTTACAAGACTATTGAAAAGTACCAACAAGAAACCGATCCTAATTTCCGTTGCTTAATTATTCTTGACTCTCTTGGTGGCCTTGTTAGTGAGAAGGTTCTTCTTGATGCTGAGAAGGATAAGACCGCTGGAGATTTAGGTGGGGCGGCTAAGAAATGCTTACATCCTGATACATTAGTGTTAATGGCTGATGGTAATTATAAGATGTTAAAAGATATTAATGTCGGTGATTCTGTTGTAACACATCTTGGAAAGATCAAACCAGTAGTTGATAAATTCACTACTAATCATAAGAAACTTGTAACTATTAAAGTTGCCGGAAAAGAAATTAAATGTTCAACAAATCATAAGTTTCTGATTAAGCGTGATAATACGCTTAAATTTTGCGAAGCCTCTAAACTAAAAACTACAGATAAGTTAGTTCAATTTTTGAAATAACTGCCAAAAAAATAGGCACGTTGATACGAGCTTGAAGCTGGCAACGATCTTTAGTCGTTGCCAGCTTCAATGTAGCCCTTAAAGCAGAAACCGGGTATGACATTTTTGAACACTATGGTATTAGTGTGTTCCACGCGGATGGGTTCTACGAAAACACAGTTATTGAATTCTATGGAGATTTTTTCCACGCTAATCCAAAGTTATACAAAGCTGACGAAGTTTTGAGATTTCATGGAAATATTATAAAACTTTAATAAAAGTGTAGTTGTTTATGGAAGAATGATGTAATTCTTCCATAAATAATTTATATGAAATTGAGTGAATATGCAAGACTGAATTCAGTTACTTACCGCACAGCCTGGCAGTGGTACAAAGATGGGAAAATTGAAGGAGCAAAACAACTTAATACAGGAACAGTTGTAGTTCCTGATATGAAGAAGCCAATCAAAGATGAATATGTTGTTGTGTACTCTAGAGTTAGTTCCAGTGAAAACAAATCTAATCTAGAAAACCAGGCACAACGGTTAGTTGATTTTTGTTTAGCCAAAGGGTGGGTTATCAAAGAAGTAATTAAGGAAACTGGTTCAGGGTTAAATGATTCACGAAAGAAATTGCTTAAGCTTTTGAAAGAAAGAAAGGCTACAAAGATTGTAATTGAACATAAAGATCGGCTAACCAGATTTGGATTCAATTACATCAAAGAATTATTCGATGGTGAAATTGTTGTTGTAAATGAAGCAGAGAATGATAAGCAGGATTTGATTCAGGATTTCATTTCTGTAATTACTTCATTTTGTGCAAGAATCTACGGTCAACGTAGATCAAAAAGAAAAACTGAAAAAATTATTCAAGAATTGAATAATTTGTCGGACGACAAACATAAATAAATATAACGAAACTGGAACTGGTATATTTAAATGATTCGTTCAAGCCAACATACTTTGAAGTTCTGTAATGCCAACAAACTTGAGGCATTGCAACGGCTTGAACATTTGTATAAAGACTTACTTAAACAGTACATTGATTCGATTATTGCAGGCAAATTACCAGTTGGTAAGTTCCTTACATCAAAACAACTACCAACCTTAAATGAAATCGTTCATTCACAATGGAAGCAAGTTTGCTACAAACAAGCTTCACAATGTATTAGAGCTGAACTAGTGAAAGTGAAGAAACGGGTATTTAATCGTTACAAAAAAATCTATGCCCACTGTTTAGTTCACAACATCCATAAATGGTTTACAGGAAAACGTTTCAGCGAACTCAAAATCAACTATATCAAACGAATCAAAATTGATGTTCAAAACGTCGGCATTGATATTGATGCTCGACTTTTCAATGTAGAAAAGGATAAGACAAAAGAATTTGATGAGTTTATAAAACTCAATCTTCCATGGTTTAAGCCTGGTAAACGATTAGCGGAGACAATTAACTTACCAATCAAATACCACAAACACTCAAACAAATTCAATGGTTGGACACGAAGAAGTGTAGTGAAGTATATTGCCAAAAATAATTCAATTTCTCTAGTCTGGGAAAAAGAAGCTTTGGAAAAGCCAACCAATATTCAATCACCAATAGGTATTGACCTTGGTGCAAACAAACTTATTTCTGATTCGAATGGAAATTTCTACGGTAAAGAATTAAAAGAAATTTATAAGAAGCTAACTAGAAAGAAACGAAACTCAAAAGCTTATAAACGAGCTTTAATTGAAAGAACCAATCTAACAAACCGTTTCGTTAATGAATTTAATTACAAAAATGATTTTGATTGTTTGGTTATTGAAGATTTAAAAGAGTTGAAGAAAAACAAAAGCTACAAAAAACTCAACAAATTCAAACAAAAGAAAACTAGTCAAACCAAACAAAAAAGAATAAACAATTTTCTCCAATACTGGAGTTATAGGACAGTTATTGACAAGCTTGAACGTCTTAGCGAAGAAGAAGGTTTCTTACTTGTTAAAGTTAATCAAGCTTACACAAGTCAAACTTGTTCTAATTGTGGATCTTGCAATGAAAGCTTTAGAGATAAAGAACATTTTCATTGCAAAGATTGTGGTCTGGAAATTGATGCAGATACAAATGCAGCAATTAACATTCTACTGTTGGGCGTTTATAATCTCCAATCCACGAATAAGTTAAAATTTGAAGAAGAATAAACTTCTATATTTTTAATGATTATGTCTACAGTTAAAGATGTTTGGAAGAAGGATGAACGCCGCATCGAACGAATAAAAGATCTACTAAAAACAAATCCTAATTTCATAATTGTATGGGAACATGACTACAATCTTAATAAGGAGTTGTGTATTAAAACTATTGCAGATAAATTAAAAACTTTCACCAAAAATAACATTACAAATGAAATATATACCTACAGCATATAATGAACTCACAATCGATTCTATTGAAATCGCTGATGAGGATATTGATTTAATCGATATTGAAGTAGAAGATGATCATACTTTTTTAATTACCGATATTGATATTATTACACATAATTGTGCCTCCATGATACGTGGGATCACAATGCCTGCTCTCAAAACACGTTGTGGTATGATCTTAATTGGTCAGACTTACGATAACCCTGGAGCACTCTTTAAATCCAAGCTAGTTAATATTCGTGGTGGTAAATCTGTCTACTATCAAACAAGTCTTATTATCCAGCTTGCTCGACGTCTTGAAAAAGGAACAGAGAAAGAAGATAATTTCTACGAAGATGCTATCATTTCTGCATTCACTGTAAAAACACGTAATAATGTTCGTCCATTCCTTGAAACAGAAATGAAACTTTCGTTTAAGAACGGTTTCAAAGGATATGAATATTATGGTCTCCTCCCTGAAGCCATTCGATTAGGCTTTATCGAAAATCCAAAAGTTGGTTGGTATACAGTCCCGTCAGCTGGGGATAAACAATATCGATTAAAAGATTTGATTGGTGGTCCGGAAGCTAAGAAAGTTTGGGATACGTTTATCGAAGACTTTGATAAAAAATCCTCCGATGATATTTCTTATAAGACTCTTGATAGTTCTATGTCTGACGTTGAAAAACAACTTCAATCTGAATTAGATAACCGAATGGGTATTTCTAATGAGGATGAAGAGACGGAGGAGTAAGGTAACTTTTTTCTTCATGGGTGGTTCCTTCGAGCGGCAATCTTCGGGTTGTCGCTCGATTTTTTCCCATGAGACATAATGTGAACTAGCCACACCCTAAAGGGTGCGACGTATCTTGCCCGATCTTGTCTAGAATTTGTTCTGAACCATGAAAGAAGATATTCGAACGGATTTATCGTTAACAGATAATACTAAGTCATTACTTCTGTTTAAGAAGTTCTTTAATGATCCAGATTATCGACAATTGATTTCTGAGAAGTTTAAACTTTCTTATTATAATGAATTTCCAATTTCTGTTGCTCTTGCTCTACTAATTAAGTTTTATAAAAAGTATAACAGTATCCCAGATGTAGAAATATTAAAAGATATTGTAGAGAAAGCAACTAAGGATAATCCTAAATATGATACTGTTCTAATTAATACCACTATTGATTCTGCTCTTAATTTGAATATTGATGCAGATGAAGCTTTTATTAAAGATTCGGTAGTTAATTTTATTAGTTCAGTTAATACCTACAATATTATCCTAGATAACATTGAAAGAATTAAATCCCAGAAAGACGTTTCATATCTGTTAAAAGAATTAACAGAGATTGAAAACCTTAAAGTCGATAATGGTGATCTTGGATTTTCTTACTTTGAAGATTTTGATAAACATATCGAAGCACTATCTAATCCTGAACAGAAGTTACCAACAGGTTTTGATAAGCTGGATAAAATTCTAACGGGTGGGTGGTTAAAACAAGGACGTATGTTAGCTTTGTTTATGGCGCCATCACACTTAGGTAAGTCATTAGTACTTAGTAATTTGGCCGTTAATTCGCTTAAGCAAGGTAAGTTTGCAGTTATTGTTTCGCTTGAAATGAGTGAACATGTTTATTCAACTCGTATCGATGCTCATATTTCAAAGCTTGATATTAATACTCTCCATCTTGATACGGAACAATTAGGAGAAAACGTTTCAAAGTTTAAAGGTATTCACCCGAAAGCAGAATTAGTAATTAAGGAATATCCTGCTAAAGCTGTTAATTCTAATCAGATTACTCTTTATCTTAAGAAGTTACAGGAAAAGTTTAATCGTAAAATTGATATCATTTACTTAGACTACTTAACTTTGCTTGCTCCGAATCATCGTAATGGTAAGGATGGATTATATGAAATCGGTTCCCAAGTTGCTATTGATGCTCGTGCGATAAGTTACGAATTAGAATGCCCAGTTGTTAGTGCAGTCCAAAGTAATCGATCATCATTTAATTCTGATGAGAATACCGGTATGGAAGCAATTTCTGAATCTATTGCAATTGCCCAGACTGCGGATGTTATTATATCACTCTACCAAACGGATTCCTTACGCGCAGAAAACATTATTGGATATGAAATAGCCAAGAATCGATTAGGCGGTCGTATCGGCGAAACAGGCGCATTTAGCATCAATTATAAAACGCTTAGTATAACTGAAGCTACTGCTCCACAGGCGGAAAAATCTACAGTTAATAAAACTAAAAAACAACTCGGAGAATTGTTAGACGAGGTATGAGAAAAGATTCCCACAAGATTAGAACAGGATCGTTCTACACTACTATGACCAACTGGTATAACAAAGTAGTGTTAGAATTCTTTGCTGATTTAGAATATGATAGTATTTGTGATCCATATTGTGGTGATGGTAATCTTTTACTTCAATTCAAAGATATTACCCGTAAGCAATATCTAAAAACTTATGGGTTTGATATTAAGGATTCTGAAAAAGCTCGAGCTTCTTTAGACCACTTTGAAATTAATAATTCTCTAGATAGCATTCCTAAGATCGATAATTGCCTTTACATTACAAATCCGCCTTGGTTGAATGTGGTTATTTCTCGTAAGATGAAGATGGATACCAAGGATATCGAAAAATATTTCGATGAAGAACCGGATTTGTACATGGTAGCCATTAATCGTTTATTCGAATTAGGTGTTCCATTTATCGGGCTATTTCCATATAACCTTCTTACTTCTAATCATCGCTTAAAAGAACACTTTGGAAAGATTGTCCTATTATCAGAATCTCCATTCTCTGATACTGGTGCACTTACTTGTGTAGGTTTATATCGACCTGACCAAAGCCCATCTTTAGAAGTATGGCAAGACGATAAAGTTAACTATGGCTTCTATCGAGATATCAAAGCTGCAGTAGCTGTTCCTGATTATTCAATCAATATTAAATTTAATGCTAAGTCTGGTCCGATCCTTTTCAGATCTGTTGATATGTTAGAGAAGGATAAACGAGCTGAATTTTTTGTATATGATGAATTTATGCAAGCTCGTAAGAATAAGCCTATTCGTAATAGTCGGCTTACATGTATTATTGATTTAGATCTAGATGGTATTGACTTGCATACTTTTGTAAAGACCTTGAATAAGAACTTGGAAGCTTATCGGTCAACACCAGCCGAACTTCTTAATACATCATTTCTAGAAAAGACTAAATACGGTACATATCGAAAAATGATCGGCTTAAAAGTAGCCAGAGCATTAATTGAGAAAACATTTCACGAACTCCATGGATAGAAACGAACTAAAGAAGCTTTTCGAAAAAGCACAAGCCTCAACTAATCAAGCAATATTAGATGCTAGTAAAGCTAGGATTATTGTGGATGAATCGTATTGTCTTTACCTATCAATGTTTTCAGCTTACTCATATATTAAAGCTGAACATGCATTAGAAGATAATTACGAACAGGATATTACTACTATTGCAGACTTTAGAGTAGCATTTAAGAAGAAGTTTCAATCTTCAATCTTCTTTACTGCTAAACGTGTATTAGGGGCAAATCCGAAGATGTCAAATGTTATTCTTGCGGGCGATTGTGCTAAAAAGAATATCTGGCGCAATTCGATCTATGATAAGTATAAGCTCCAACGCCGTATTGCTGATAAGACAAAGAACCCATTCGACTTTGGTAAAGCTTTTAACTATGCTAAAGATATTCTTATTCCTGAATTCTTAGAAGATAATAAGGGTGCAAAACTTATTACTGCTGATAATGCGGAAGGTGATGATGTTATTGCAGCTATTGTTCGTTTATTACCAGAGAATGAACATAAGATTGTAATTGCTTGCGATAAAGACTACCTACAATTACTTGATCGTCCTAATCTTGTTTTAACAACTTGTCAAGGCCGAGTATTTGATCTTGAATCTGAATCAAAGCACAAAGTTCTCCAAAAAGCAGAACATACTTTGACGGCTAAAGAATTCTTACTTAAGAAGATATTAATCGGAGATAAAGCAGATAATATCGAACCTATTTTCGAACGTTGTGGTGAAGCTACTGCTTATAAACTAATCCTTGATAAGTCTCTATTAAAAGAGAAGTTAAAAGATCCAGTTATCTATGCAAAGTTTGAATTAAATCAACAGTTAATCGACTTTGATAATATTCCTGAATCTATTATCCAGGAGGTCGGTTCGGCCTTAAATAATGATTAATGTTTGAAAGGAAAGTAGTTAGTTGTGATATCCAACCTCGCTATGCTGGTGGGGTTCCATTTAAGCTTCACGAATTAATTGCTTACCTAAATAACTTTGACCGAGTTCTTTATCTTTATAATGATAAGAATATCGGTGTTCCTGATACAGAAGAAGATATTAAGAAGATGCTTCAATCGGATGATCCTCTTAATCTTACTCCTGAATTGTTTAAGAAGATTAAGTTTCGCCCGAAGGTTTATTTTTATTTCCGGGATATCTTAGATGAACCTACATGTTCTTACGAAGAATGTGTTAAGTTGCTTAAGATGCTTATTCTTCGTGGTGTAGACAATGCTTATGATCTATGTAGGCATGATCTTGAAATTTGTTTATCTAATAATAATCTTATTTCGGATATCGAACATGGGATTAAACACTTCTATTACGATCCGAGCTTAGCTACAGATCTACTTCAATTCGATAACTGTATTAACATCGGCGGCTTTGAAAACCAATGTAATGTAGAGATTAATCTCTATATGGATGCAATGGGGTTAAGCTATCAAAAGAATTATAAATTCATTTTCTAAGGTTGTTCCCTAGAAAGAGCTAGAGTTTTCACTATTATGGGAGCCGCCAAGCCAGTTATTAAGTATACCATCGCGTATGGAACGTGTGGAACTGATTATGAAAATAATGAAAGACTTACATTTCCACACAAATGTGATATATCTGCAGACCTTGATCGAGGAATGAACTGGGTATTTACAAATTCTATTAATGAATTTGCTACTCTTAGGTATACTAATCGTATTAAAGATGCTGACTGGATTTTTTCTTCAGTTCTAGGTCATCCTAGATATGTCTACCCACATGAAACTGAAAATAAATTTACGGTTTGTATAGTAGGTGAAGCTGTAAACTTACCTGATAGAAAGATCTGCCCATTTGATTTAGCTATTTCATTTAATCCAGATAGCGGTCATAATATCTGGGCTCCTGTATATGCGGTGCAAGAACCGATTTATTCTAGCATTATTAATCTAGATAAACAAAGACGAGAAGGAAATTATAATCCGACAATTCATGAAAAGTTTTGTTGCACTGTAGTTAGTAATAATGATCCGAATTGCAGAATTAGCAATCCATCGATCGGAGTTTATAAAAACTTAAAACGTATTATTACTGGTGATCGCCATCATATCTTTGAAGTTCTTTCTAATCGTATATCTAGAGTAGACAGCGGAGGGCAAGCCTTTAATAATATCGGAGGCCCTGTAGTAAGTAAAGATGAATTCCTTAGAAAGTACAGATTTAATATCTGTTACGAAAATTGTATTTCCTCTGGTTATTGCACTGAAAAATTATTCCAGGCATACTTAAATGATTGTATTCCGATTTACAACGGTGATCCGAATTTATTAGATTACATTAATCCTAAGAGCCTTATCTATACAAAAGGGTTAAGTGATGATGAAATTGTCGAACGCGTTAAAATAATTGAGAATAATCCTGGCTTATATGAACAGATGATTAAAGAACCTATTTTCAATGATCCAGAGTTCTTACCTAAGCTTAATCGATCTATTGTTAAAAGGATTATGATGCATCCAAAGCGGAAGATCCATCTTTAATTGTTTACAAAATTTCCGCCATCCTATATAATTATTTCAAAAAATGAAATTCCGTATCTTATCAGATTTGCATTTGACTTTAGAAAACGATGATAGTATTCTAAATCCTATTGAAGGGTTGAGAGAAAAGATTGATGCTTCTAAAGACAAAGAAGAAGGAATTATTACTTTAGTTGCTGGAGATATTTCTCATGATCCGACTATTACTAAAAAGTTCTTCGATATGTTCCCTGAAATGACTGGAGCGTTCGTCGAAGGCAACCATTTAGTATATAATCATAGTACATATACATTGCAAGAATTGCAAGCAGGTCTTAAGAAAGATTTTCCTGCCGGTTCTCATATGAAGTATCTTGAAAATGATACTCTTGAACTTCCTAATAACTACTTAGTAGTCGGAGCTACCTTCTGGACTGATTATAACTTCTTTGGCACTAAAGAAAGAAGCGAATACTGGGCAGAAGCTTTTATGAATGATTTCCGATTTGGCAAACTTAATATTGATAAGGATGGCAATATCGCTGAAGCATTTGATAGAGATAGAATAGAAAAATTTACAGCAGCATATCTTCAAAAGATTCATAAAACTTCTTTTGAATATATTAAAAGCATTGTAGAAGCTAATCCTGATAAGAAGATTATTGTATTAACCCATCACGCTCCGACGGTTAAAGCAATTAATCAACAATATAGGCTTAATAAGATTACTCCTGCATTTGTTTCTAATTATGATCAATTTATTATTGAGCATCCTAATATTGTAGCCTGGGTTTGTGGTCATTCCCACCATTGTAAATCAGATATGCTTCATAATACCGCTATCTTGGTTAATGCAATCGGGTATAAAAGTGAAACTTATACTAAACATTGGGACTTGGTTGTTGAAATCTAAGGCTTAAATAATAAATTAATAAGCATTTTCAAAACATGGCAAATAAAAAATATGAACTAAGTACAGAAGATACGATCAAAGCTTTGGGTAAGACCCTCTATCGTATCATTGCATTACGATCCTTTGGTGACGTTAAAGAAGGTGATGAAGGCGGATATGTAGAATCAGAAGATAATCTTTCTCATGATGGTAAGTGCTGGGTATATGATGACGCAATGGTTTTCCAAAAAGGACGAGTCTTTGGTGATGCTAAAGTTAGCGGTGTAGCCCAAGTATTTGGCCCTGAAGCTGTCGTATTTCGTCGTGCTGAAGTTAAAGATAATGCAACAGTTTCTGGTAATGCTAAGGTTGCTGACGATGCAGTTGTTAGTGGAACCGCCCATATTCTTGAATATGCAGTAATTTCTAAAAAAGCTCAAGTATTTGATAATGCTGTAGTTTCTGGTAATGCTGTTGTTACTGAAAATGCTAAAGTATACGGTAATGCTAAAGTAGAAGATACCGGACGAGTTGAAGGTAAAGCGGAAGTTTATGACCAAGCTCGTGTTTATAGCAATGGTCACGTCTTTGGTAATGCTAAGATCTATGGCGACGGTTCGGTTTTTGGTGATGCTGAAGTTTCTGGCAATGCCGAAGTATTTGATGATGGTAAGGTTAGTGGCGATGCCGAAGTAGATGGTTCTACAGAAGTTTCTGGATCCGATTGGATTGAAGAATAAGCATTACCAACAAGAAACATTTACAAAAAAAAAATGGATGATCGTAGATCATCCATTTTTGTATATAAGAATTTATTTCTTATGTTTGTAAGAAAGGGAATCCATCGGAAAAATATTCCGATCTTGAATCCATTCATCCATTTTATCCGAATCAATATTAATGCATTTACCGCCAATTTTTCGGGTAATCAAATTTCTTCCAATTACTGCATTACCATAGATATCTCCGGGTCCCTCAACCATTCCTTCAACAATAGCGTTTCCATAGATTTGCATCCCATTAGATGAATCGAAAACTCGGGCATCGCCTTTAATAATGGCATTATCAAAAATTACGGCATCATCAACAACCGCATTTTCAATAATTTGGGCATTATCAAAACAAATACCATCTTCATCCAACCAGCATTCCCCATCTTGGGAAAGATTTTTCTCGGATTCAATATAACCGCCCAATTGACCCTTTTTGGCAAAGGTAAAATTTTTAACGGCTTTAATCCGATACAACTCCCGCCCCATAATATGGATGGAATCGGTTTTGTCGAGGATATATTTTTGATTTTTCATATGTGTGTATTCCTTTATTTTGGGTTAACAAAAAATCATTTAACTGTCAAACAACAATAAAAATAATTATATGAATTTTTTCGATTTTGTAAACATTTAATTTTGTTTTTTTCAAAAAATCTTAAATGTTGCTCAAATCAAAGGATAAAATTCATAAAATGAATTTTACCACTTTTTGGTGGATTTGTAAACAATTAAAAACCATATAATTTTGACATTTTTCCAATAAAATCCATAAAATATTGCTTCTAGGGCGGCCCTAGGGACAGTTTTACCCTAAAATCTGATAAATTATTCAGACTTATTAACAATCCGCCATCCTGGGCGGTCCTAGAAAGCGGCTTTTTCAATAATTTAATTGTTTACAATTTTTGGATAATTTGGTATGTTTATATGTACTATGAGGAAACAACCAAAGGAAATTGAATTTGAGTTTCTTAACTCAGTAGAATTTCCGAGGACCAAAATTTATAACCAGATTGTCCGCTTACACCGGCCTTCTGGTGGGATAAATGTTGGGACTTGGAAATATTGTACACGGCTTGCCCAAGCTCAAGCTAAAAATCAGGACTGGACAAAAATCAAACAACCCTATAATTC